GAGGAGTTTGATGTGGAAATTATAGTAGAGCTATGCAAAGTTCCCCTCGATGCAGAAGTTCTGTCACATATTAATGTGATGAATCCTCAGATACTGGAGGACTGGGAATTATCGTTCGTTCCTCCTCCTCCAGAGGGTATTCAGGACACATATCGATATCTTAAATCATCAGCAACAAAATGTCCTCCAAAACCCAGTGAAGTTACCTCAGATGACCCTTGGGCGAAGTATACTTTTTGGAATATTGATTTGCGAGAAAAGTTGTCCTCAGAATTGTCTCAATTTCCATTAGGAAAACGATTTTTGTATCAGAATAATATGTTAAGAAGTAGAAAACGCGCTCGTGTTGATACAACACAAACAACCAAATCTACAAAACGAAAACGATCAAGATAATTTAGGAAACTGTTAAGCCCAGTACTGTGAACTTTGAAACTGTGAATATGTTGTATTGAACTGTGAAACCTGCATACTTGAACCAATAAAATATGTTTTGAATGCAGTATCTGACTAATGTGGTCGTCATTATTATCACCGCACCTATTGTTTATTCGTTGCTGCCCTTTATAAGGACAGCTGCAGGTTACAATAGGTCATTTGTCAGTTACAGAGTCTTTAAACTGACCATCTTCAGCATCTCTAGTGGCACCGCAAGTGGTGCTGTCAAAAAAAGCGCCAAAGGCTAATTGAAACCATTTTCGGTCGCTGACTCAAACGCAGGTACGTGCAAGTTCAAACAATCTTTATAGACTTTGATACCAGAAGCGGTGTTTTCTAAAGTTAGAACCGAAGGCGGTGCTTGCTTTGTTTTCTGTAATGATTGTTGGCAACAATCATTCTTCCTAGCTATAATAAATACCGGGAGTGGTATTGCAACCCCAGCAGATTTATCTGACTGATGGCTGAGCTTTTTCCTATAAGGCTTGATAACTATTGCAGGACCTTTCATATTTCATTTTTTGATTTAAAATTGCTATGCTTATTTTGTAAGTCTTATTTGTCTGTTTTGGATCTTGCAGGTTTTTATCATAAAGATTTGTGTTTGGTGTGGAGACAAAGAATTTGTTATGCTTGTTGTTGTCCTTGTTTAAGATTATTAGCAAAGTATGAAAGAGAAAATTATTGTATTTGTGAATGTTCTGGAACTACATTGGAATGTTTAGTTAACAAATCTTTGCAAGATATTATTATTCGCTGTGTTTATTGCTTGCAGAAATTGGATTATGCTGAAAAAGTATTTTGTGATAGAAATTGTATAAGATTTTCTCTTGTAAGAGGTCATTGGCGTGGATATTGTAGAAAGTGTGTTAAAAGCGATGATTGGTAATGCACCTGATATTAAAGATATTGAATTAGAGTTAGATAGTTTAATTTTACCACAAAATCTTCTTAGTGACGAGAGTTTGTCACCAGATGATGTGCAAGAAGAGGAGGAGCAATGTGCCTTTAGAGTTGACACTGGTTGTCACTCTTGTGGAACTGGTGTCCGATTGACTGTGTGGGCAACTCATAGAGCAATAAGAACATTACAAGTTTTATTGACACAAGAGCTCAGTATAGTTTGCCCAGGCTGCTCCAGACATCAGTTTCATGATGGGAGACCTCGATAAAGGTACTGTAAATTTGGATTGTTTGGAGGGAACAAGCGGGTGGTACATGGTACAAGAAGCTGAATGTGTGGATAGTTTAACTGAACTTTTTGAAGAAAGTACAGATTCAAACTTTTCAAATATATCGAATCTAATAGACGATGATGAAGTTGATCAGGGAAATTCCCTGGCACTGTTTACAGAACAGTTAGCAGAAGATTCAAACAGAGTTGTAGCAGCTCTAAAACGAAAGTACACTACTACACCTCCACAAACAGTGTCAGATTTGAGTCCGAGGCTGCAAGCGGTCCACATAACTCCTCAAAAAAGTTCTAGTAAACGTCGCTTATTTCACGATAGTGGTATTTGCGAAGATGAAGCTCAAAGTGGTTCTGAGGTATTAAATAATTATGATTCATTAAGAAGTGAATTACTTAAAAGCAATAATGCAAAAGCTGTTATTTTGTTTAAATTTAAGGAAACATTGGGTGTTTCATTTTCTGAGATAACTAGAAGTTTTAAAAGTAGTAAATCATGTTCAGATGGCTGGTGTGTAGCTACATATTGTGCAAGAGATGAAGTTATAGAAGCATCTAAAATTCAGTTACAACCGCATTGTGACTATTTTCAATTGCTAAATTATGGCTTTATTTGCTTATATGTATTATTATTTAAAAGTGCCAAAAATAGAAGCACTGTGTGTAAATTATTCATGACTATGTTAAATATTAATGAATTGCAAATGATTTGTGAACCTCCACGCACACGTAGTGCTGCAGTAGCATTGTTTTTATATCAAAAATCTTTAAGCAATGTAAGCTTTAAGTTTGGTGACTTTCCTAATTGGGTCAAAAAGCACACCCAGTTAAATCATGAAATTGCTGCAACTGCTGAAAGCTTTGATTTATCTGAAATGATCCAGTATTGTTTTGATAATGATTATTTAGATGAACCAACGATAGCTTATAAATATGCACAGTATGCTGAAGTAGATAGAAATGCTGCAGCTTTTCTTAGAAGCAATCAGCAAGCTAAGTTTGTCAGAGATGCCTGTCAAATGGTAAGATACTATAAAAGACAACAAATGAGAGAAATGTCTATGTCAGATTGGATTTGGAAATGTTGTGATGAGAGTGATAATGATGGTGATTGGAAAACCATAGCACAGTTTTTTAAATATCAAAATGCTAATTTTGTAAGTTTTCTATGTGCATTAAGAAACTTTTTTAAAGGTGTACCTAAAAAACAATGTTTAGTGTTTCATGGGCCTTCTGATACAGGTAAATCTTATTTTTGTAACTCTTTAAATACATTTTTAAGAGGCAAAGTAATATCCTTCCTAAATAGCAAAAGCCAATTTTGGTTATCACCTCTTGCGGATGCCAAAATTGGACTTTTGGATGACGCTACATGGCCGTGTTGGCTGTACATGGATACTAACATGAGAAATGCATTAGATGGAAGCACTGTATGTGTTGATACAAAACATAAAAATCACATGCAAATTAAATTACCTCCTCTTCTTGTTACAACAAATTTAGATGTTGAAAATGAAGTGACATTAAAGTTTTTAAAAAGTAGGTTAACATTTTTTCATTTTCCTAATCCGTTGCCTTTCAACCATGATGGGTCCCTAGTATATACTATTAATAATGCTACATGGAACTGTTTTTTTAGAAAACTATCAGCTCAGATTGATTTGAGTCCAAAAGAAGAGTTTGAAGATGAATCAGGCCGACCTGACAGAGCGTTCAGATGCACTGCAAGAGAGGCTTCTGACACTTTATGAATCTGACTTAAAAACATTAGCAGCACAATTAGAACACTGGACTTTAATTAGAAAGCAGTATGTTTTATATTATTATGCTAAAAAAGAAGGTTATACACATTTGGGACTGCAGCCGTTACCTAATTTACAAATATCTGAGTATAGAGCTAAAGAAGCTATCCAACTTATGTTATTGATTAAAAGCTTGCAAAAGTCACCTTTTGCTAATGAACAATGGACTTTGACAGAAACAAGTGCAGAAATAATCCACACTCCACCAAAAAATTGTTTTAAAAAGCAACCTTATATTGTAACTGTCTGGTTTGACCATAATCCAGATAACTCCTTTCCCTACACCAATTGGGACTTTATATATTACCAGGATGACAATGAACAATGGCACAAAACGCCAGGATTGGTAGATATCAATGGCATGTACTATATTGAATCAAATGGTGATAGAGCATACTTTCAATTATTTGATGCAGATGCCGAAAGGTATGGCACAACTGGACAATGGACAGTAAAAGTTAAAAATGAAACTTTTTCTACCAGTTCCTACAGGGCGCAATCCGTATCACCCCAAGCCTCCATCAGTTCCTCCAGCGACTCCATATCCTCATCGCAAACTGTCCACACCAGACGACAGCAAATCGAAGAGGGAAGCCCTAGCAGCTCAACCGCCATCTCGACGACGACTACAATACGAAGAAGACGAAGACAAAGAGAATACTCCACCGACGACGACGGAGAGCCCTCAAGATCGAAGAGACGACGAGAGGCGTCAGCTGCTGGGGTCCCTGCTTCACAAGTGGGCAGAAGACATAGAAGTGTTCCAACAACAGGTCTTACAAGACTTGCAAGACTTGAGGCTGAGGCTCGGGATCCAGCCATAGTCATTGTAAAAGGTGGTTCAAATCAGTTAAAATGTTGGAGATATAGAATAGGTGGAAAATACAAACACTTGTTTAAAAATTCATCTACAGTTTTTAAATGGACAGAGCATAATAATAATGAAATACATTCTAATCGCTTATTAATAGCTTTTGAAAGTTATCAACAAAGAAAGCTATTTTTGCAAAAAGTTTCTGTTCCTAAGGGTGCAACCTATGCTTATGGTAACTTAGATTCTTTATAATGCATGCTAGAAAACGCGTAAAACGAGATTCAGTTGAAAATCTGTATAAGGCCTGTAGGGCGGGGGGAGACTGTATACCTGATGTAAAAAATAAAGTGGAAAATACTACTCTTGCAGATATTCTTTTACAAGCGTTTGGCAGTATAATATATTTGGGACATCTTGGAATTGGTAGTGGGAAGGGTACAGGCAGTATAACAACAGGACGTCCTGTTCCTGAGGTAACCACTGGTGCAGCTACAGTTAAACCGACAATAACTAAACCTAGTCGACCGTTTTCGGTTCCTATCGATCCATTAAGTGCTGGAAAACCAATCAGACCTATTGATCCTCTTGCGGGATCGCGACCTGTTGATGTTTTAGATCCTTCATCTTCAGCTATCGTGCCGTTGTCAGAAAATGTTCCTGACACTATAGTAACAATAGAAAACCCAGCATTTGATATTAATATTGATGTAAGCAATGAAATAACACCATTTCAAATCGAGCCAACTGTAGTGCAAGAAGGTGATGCAGCTATTATAAATGTTACCCCTATAGAACCCCCTCCAACAACAATTATTTACACAGACCCCACAATAGAAAATATCGGGGTAGCAACACATATTGATCCAGATATAAATGTGTTTGTCAATCCATTAGAAAGAGGAGATACAATTAGTTTAGAAAATAATAGTCTAGAATATATTCCTCTGGAAGATTTAACTACTATTAGCCAATTTGAAATTGAAGAGCCCCCTACGAGTAGCACACCCAGCAATAGACTTGACAGAGCTATAACACGAGCTAGAGAATTTTATAATCGTAGGATTGCCCAGGTGTCTGTTAGGAACCCAGACTTTTTAGGTCAGGTTTCCCGCGCAGTTAGATTTGAATTTGAAAATCCCGCCTTTGAAGATGAAGTCACCTTGGAATTTGAACAAGACTTAGAAAATGTGGAAGCAGCGCCAGATCCTGACTTTGCAGATATAAGACGATTAAGTCGCCCTAGCTACAACATAACAAATGAAGGCACCTTACGTGTTAGCAGATTAGGATCTAAAGGAACAATACGAACACGCTCAGGCACAGTTATTGGACAACAAGTACATTTTTATTATGATGTTAGTGAAATTCCTGAAGCTACAGCTATTGAAATGCAAGTTTTAGGTGAGTTTAGTGGAGAAGCATCTCATACAAATTTATTAGCAGAAAGCTCTATAATTGATGCATTAACTGAATCTCATTTATATCCAGAGGAAGAATTGCTGGACAATATGGTAGAGTCATTTAATAGTGGTCAGTTATTGCTACAAGGGGAAGAAGAAGATGGTAGTAAATTTACATATCCAATACTTTATGAAGGTGTTCCTTTAACCAATTATGTGAATATGATCGATTCATCTTTAACTTTTGCTGCACCAGTTTTACACACTGACGATATTATTCAGCCAAACATTATTCCGTTTAATCCTTTGCAACCTGGTGTTAGTATAGATGTCATATCAGAGGATTATTTCTTACACCCTTCTTTACTGCCGAAAAAGCGCAAAAGACATGAGATTTTCTAATTGTTTTACAGATGGCATTGTGGATGCAAACTCAAGGAAAATTATATCTACCTCCTTCTAAACCAGTTGCAAAAGTTTTAACAACGGATGAATATGTTGTTGGTACCAAAATGTATTTTCATGGAGGAACTGATAGACTACTGATTGTTGGTCATCCACATTTCGACGTTACCAATGGAGTTGATGACAAAATAGTGGTTCCTAAATGTTCTGGTAACCAGTTCAGAGTAATGAGAATGTTTTTACCTGATCCAAACAAATTTGCAATTGCTGATTTAAACGTTTTTAATCCAGAAAAGGAACGGTTGGTGTTTAAATTGATAGGATTACAAATTGACAGAGGTGGTCCCTTGGGTGTCGGTGCAACAGGTCACCCATTGTTTAATAAATATGTGGATTGTGAAAATCCTATAAATTATCCAGAAAAACTTGACAATGCTAAAGATTATAGAAAAGATTTAGCTGTGGATCCTAAACAAGTGCAGTTATTTATTGTAGGTTGTGCTCCTCCAACAGGAGAATATTGGGATGTTGCAGATCCTTGCCCAGATAAACCATTGCAAAATGGCGAATGCCCACCTATAGAACTTTTACACTCAGTTATTGAAGATGGTGATATGTGCGAGATAGGTTTTGGAGCTGTCAATTTCAGAACATTTCAACAAGATAGGGCTGGAACTCCACTAGAGTTAACGAATGAAATTTCTAAATGGCCAGACTTTGTAGCTATGACAAAAGATATATACGGAGATCAAGTTTTCTTTTTTGGAAAAAAAGAGCAAATGTACGCTCGTCATTTGTTAGCTAGAGCAGGAATAGATGGTGACACTCTACCTACTACTACATATCTTAATCCTAATAGAAACGGAGATGCTATGCAAAAGGATTTAGGTCCTTATTGTTACAGTACAACACCTAGCGGTTCGTTAGTTACCTCAGATGCTCAGCTATTCAATCGGCCATATTGGTTGTATCAGGCTCAAGGAGCAAATAATGGTATTTTGTGGGGAAATCAACTGTTTATAACTATAGTTGACAATACACATAATACTAATTTTAATTTATCTATTTACAACCAGCAAGGCCCAATAGACTATAATAACTACACTTACAAAGCAGGAGATTTTAAGACTTATACCAGACATGTGGAGGAGTTTGATGTGGAAATTATAGTAGAGCTATGCAAAGTTCCCCTCGATGCAGAAGTTCTGTCACATATTAATGTGATGAATCCTCAGATACTGGAGGACTGGGAATTATCGTTCGTTCCTCCTCCTCCAGAGGGTATT